TGCTGTAATTACGTTATATCCAGCAAGGAAATTGTTAGCCGTTACGTTTTGATTAGCATCACGTAGGACAACTGAGTTTGCCCCGGTAGACGTTGTAACGCCTGTACCGCCATAAGCAGTAGCAATTGTAGAGCCATTCCAAACACCAGAAGTAATAGTGCCTAGTGGGCTTACGTTACCACTAGCATTTAAATAAACTGCATCTTCTGCTGGATATGTAACAAATACAGTAACAGTACCACTAAATGTAACAGCAGACCCTGAATTGGAAGACGAAATAATTGTTGTACGGGTAAGAGTTGGACCAGTTGTTGAATAAGTACCAATACCAACTTCCCAGCTACCTGTAGTATCAGTAGCCGCATAGTAAGTAGTGTTGCCATTTCCAACAACAGCAAAAGACTGATACCCGGTAACACTTCCCGTTAATGTAAAGCTTACGGTTGTATTAGCAGTACCAGTCTGTTGGACACGGTCGTAAACTACCAGAGCCATTTAAAGCTCCTTAGCTAGTTGCAGTTGTGCTATATGTAACGCTTACAGTATCGCCAGCAGTTGTAGTCTTAGCAGTTGCAAAAGCTCCAGCGCTATATAGCGTGCCACCAGTATTACTCTGCGTAGAAGAAGCGCCTGAACCTAAAGTCAAGAAACAACCTGTTACGTTACCACCAGCGCCAGTAATAGTGTAGGTAATAGCCGTTGCAGTAGAAGTAGTTACGTTTGATGGGCTAGAACCAGTAGAGGTAGAAGAACCAAATACCGCAGTACCACGAACAGCGGAACCGCCAACGGTATAGTTAATAAACTCAGTCCAGCCAGAGTGTGAAGTCATGGTGTCAGAAGCCGCAAATGTTGGGCTAGTCGTACCAATCAAACCAAGGTATGGACCGGTAACAGTGTATGCAGAGCCTTTTAACAGGGTATCTAACATTAGCTGTTTACCAATAGCGTTAACTAGGTTTGGAAACTCTTCGGTCCACTTTAAATTACCTTGAGCATCACGGCACTCTACTTGGTAGAAGCCTTCAACGCCTACGGTTTCGTTTTGTGCAGCACCAGCTTGCAGAGTAATTTCCGCTTGGTCGCCGCAGCTTGCTAATTCTTTTTGCATAAAAGCTCCTTAACTAATTCTAATAATGGCGTTTGTCGCCGTGGGGGTTGGGAATGTTACGGTAAAAGTACCTGCCGATGTGTTCGTTTTATCCGAACCAAAATCCAAAACCGCTACCGCTGCATTAGTTGTACTATTATAAATTAAAGCGCATCTAGTAGTAAAGCTAGCGCTAGTCCAAACTACTGGGGCAAAAGATATGTAGGCAGTATTTGAATTTGTGTCACCCACAGGTACTTGGGTAATTATTAGGGGTTTTCCCCCCGCCGTATAGCCAGCACCAGTAATTTCGTTAGCTGTTGTATAGGCAGTTGTGGCGTTGTTTAGTATTGCGTTGCCGGTATAAAGGGCTATTTTGTAGGTATAAGCAGTTCCAACAGCAAAATTCTCCAACCCTGATAAAAGATTTACCTTAAAAACAGTAGTTTGCCCCTGAACAATATTGGACATTATGCGCCTCTACCACCAACGTTCATTTTAAGCTGGCCATCACGATAGAAATCGCCACGCTCAAGACCATCAGAAAGACGTTTAAGTTGCATTACTGCTTCTTGGTATTTGTCTTCATAATATTTAACCAAATCGGCTTCGCCCTTCATAAAAAGCATAGCTTCCCGCATCGCACCATAAAACAAGACCGGGTCATAATTATCACCAAGCCAGCTACGTCCAGTAGCATTAGATACGGCGCTTACTGTAACAGAAAAACCGCTACCAGTAGAGCCAAGGGAAGAGCAAGAAAGAATATCGCCTACGACATAAAAGTTACCGCCAAAAGTAATGGTACAGGATGTAACAGCACCACCAACAATAACAATATCAGCAGTTGCATTAGCCCCTGAACCTCCAGTTAAAGATACATTTTGGTATACACCATTGGTATATAGCGACCCACTAGTCAAAGAACCGATTGTAGTAATCTGACCTTGGACAGTTGTAGGAGGGTAGTAAAAATAGTGCATTTCTACCGTATAGTTTTGGTCTGGGGTGGGGGTTAAAATATATGTTAAGTCTTCTAAATTAGATAACTGATTACCAAACAAAGCATAGTATTTAGGTAACCCTGTAACTGTTGGGTTTGGGTATGCTTCTCGTAAAAAGTTAACATCTTTATTTAAAAGGTAGTTATAGTTACCGGTTTGGTCAACAACAGCAATAGAGTAATTAGCTAACCAATCAGTTGGCAACGCTAAATAAGGGTTAGATGCTGACACTGTGCCCGTAACGTTTTTACGTAGCGTTGGTAAATTAACGGTGTTATATATGCGGTCTTCAGCCTCCTGAATAAATACAGGAATACTAGCTACGAAAAGCTGTTCAGTATTTTCAGCGTAAGCTTGGATGTTGTTATATAACTGCTCGTAATTCATTCGGGTTTACCCTTAAGCCATTGGACCGCGTGAAGTAAAACCTTTAGTAGCAGCGCCAAAACCACGTTGTTTAGTGCCATCAGTTTTGGTCTTAGCGTAGTTACCTTTAGTGGTTGTGCCAGTGCCAATATTTGCGTTATTTAAAAATTCCGCGCCAGTCTCTTCAGACATAGCTGGCAATCCGCCGCTAACTGGGTTTCCGCTCATGTCATGCGGCATAGCGTACTTTTCAGCTGGCAGAATATTTTTATTGTTTCCAACTTTAATAGCTGGACTGTTTTTGCTTGTAGGTTTAACTTGATTTGCCATGATTAGCACCCATTCGCTTTAATTTTAGCCATGTTGCGTCCGACAGCTTCCATTTTATTTTGGTCGATGCCGCCAGCAGTACCTTTGCCAACTTTTTTACCTACTTCAATGCCGATGCTTGCACCGTCATCACCTAAATTTCTACCTTTGGTTTTACCTTTGCTGGTAATTCCGTCAGCTGCGCTTCTATATCCCATGTTCTACTCCTAGTTAATTGTTACTGTTCCAACTTGCCCCTGACCTACTAAATAGTTAGGCGTTTCTTGATAATCGTATCCCTGTCCTACAGGATTCCAACCCCACTGCGTATCACGGCTACCACCGCCTTGGTAGTTATACGCCGTTAAACCTGATGCTACATAGCTATTATCCCGTCTTGGCTCCCTAACCGCTTGTGGATCGTTAACGGGGTACATCCCTAATTGTAACTGTGGATGGTCAGGATCCCAACAGTTTTTGCAAACTTTTAGCTGATACGGCTTAGTCTTAATAATCTCAGTACGAAGCTCAGTCAACTTATATCTAAAATCACAACGATCGCACTGGGCAATTGCAAACTTACCGGACGAAAACTTATTTGGCATCAGCCACCCCCAAGGAACATCCTACGAGGCACAAACCGAACCGGTGCTTTTTCTCTATCTTCTTCGGCAGCTAATTGGAACTGCTGTTCATAATCTGCTTTTAACGCGGCAATCCGCTCTGCTGGTACGTTTGGTAACTTCATAGAAAGGTAATACGCTAAACCCGCAACCATGCAGTTTAAAAAGCGGAAAGGAATATCTTGGGTATTCACACCTGTACCGTCGTCTTGAATTCGACGTAAACGCCAGTAAACAAAAGTATAGGTTTGAGAACCGTCCGGTGTAGGCCAGACTGTAATTTTTGGAGCATCTATACCCGCTGAGTTAACGCCATTTGGGTTAGTAGTGCTTGGGTATTGTGCGCCAGACATACGTTGAATCCAGACCTGAATAGGGCGTCCCTGAGACAGTTTATTTGGAATTGTGGCGTAGGTTGATACGCTGATGCGGCTGATGTTGATGTCCGTCTGTGTTGCTGTATTTCCAGCGTTAGTACGGATCTGGTGCTCTAAAAGGTCGATTGTGTCGATTGGCAAGTCGTATGTGTTTTGACCTTGAACCAAAGTAATCTGGCCCTGCTCAATAGTCCACATGTTAATGCCACGATTTGCCCATTCTATCGTCAACAGGTTTAAACTTCTTCTCGCGGTTCTAAAATCATAGCCGGAACGAAGCTCAGCACCGCAACGCTCAAAAGCGTCTTCAATCAGTTCTGTTAAATCTAGATTAAACGACGAAGCGCCAGAAGTTGTCATTACTTTGCCTTTTTAGCAACTTTAGTTGCTTTTTTAACAACAGGTTTCTTTTTAACTGGACGTGTTGTAGCCTTACGCACGTATTTACGCTTTGGACGTGGTGCAAAATCTTCTGATACTGGAAACGGCCAAGCGGCAATTTCCGCTTTAGGAAAAACAACTTCTTCCTCCGGCTTTTGAAACAAGCCAGACAACCAAGTAAAAAAGTAACGTAATCTCATTTTTTAAGCCGCCTTTTTGTTAATTCTACGTGATTTATTATGCTCTTGATTTTCTACAGATTTTATTTGATTGCAAGTAGCGCAAAGAACCTGAAGTTTTTGCTTTGCTTCTTCTAAGTTCTTAGCGTAATACCTAGCTATTTTATTGCCAATACGCTTGCGATCCTCGTGCCCGTCGCCGTTTATGTGATCTAAAACAAGCCCACGTATATTTTTGTCATATCCGCAACAAACACATTTACCACCCAAAACGGACAAAACAAAATGTCTTTTTTCAATATCTCGTTTTGCATCTATCCCATTTGTTGCTCTATACGCAATTTGTTTTTTAGTTAGCCCGGGCACATCCGCGTATTTTTGCCTAGCTTTATTTCTGGCAATTATATCATCAGCAAAATTTTTGCCTTTACACGTTTGTGAGCAATATTTAGCCAACCTCTTTGGCGAGATAAAATTAATACTACAGAAAGTGCATTGATGGCTAAACGGCATTTATTTCTTTTTAAATTTGCGCATGGTTTCCGCCAGCCTAGCCCGCTTACCCTCGACACCGGGTTTCTTTGCAGCTGCGGCTAATTTGGCTGCCGGAATAGGTTTACCAGGCTTAGCGCCTAATTCTTTACGTAATGCACCAGGTTTTTTAATTGCTTTTTGAATCCATTTCTCAGCCATCATTTTACCTTTCTGTAGGGTTTTACTTTTTCTTTAATTGCTTTTGGTTGTGCTACAAACTGCTTACCTTTTGCTTTCCCTGCACGCTTAGCGCGTGTTGTTGCTGCATACTCCTGTGGGCTCAAAGCCTCAATCGCTTTCTTTGGCAAATATCTTTCACCCGTTTTACTAGAAGGCTTACCAGATTTGGTCGTCCATTTCTGTTCACCCCAAGCTTTTAACGAGCGTTGTGGTTTTGCCAACCCACTCATTTATAACCACCGCCTGCTGCTTTGTACTTCTTGGCTACGAGCTGCGCTTTACGGGCTGACCATTTACCCGCCCCAGTACCCTGAGTAGCAGCAGCTTTAACCTGAGAAACAATTCTTTTGCGTAATTCAGGCTTTGTATAATTACCAGCAGCGTTGACCTTACCGCCGTCTTTTAACAGAACGGCACTTTTAGTGGCTTTAGGCTCTTTGGCTGGGTTAATAATACCCATGCCACGACTAGCTTTCATTTAGCAGGCTTTGCTTTTTTTCATTTTAGTCATACCGCCCATAGCCATACCGCCGCCACACATTTTTTCTACGTGATCATCGTGAACCATGTGACCTGCAGCGTGCTCGCCAAAAACTTCAGCGTGTGGCTTGTGACCAGAAGCGTGCATCTTCATTGATTTAGCTAGTGTTTCGTGCTTGATTGGATCGATTCCAGCTTCTAGGGGTGCGTGATCCATTTTCATAAGTATTTTCCTTTGGTTTTACCTTTAGTTACACAGCCGTCTGCACGGCCACCTTTAGCCATCTTCTTCATGACCATACCGCCTTTTTTAAGCGTAAGTTTAGTACCCTTACCGCCTTTGTGTTCTTGAGCGTCGTGCTCTTTGAACGCTTTTTTAATCATAGCAACGTCTTGTTTCTTGTCCATCGCCATTTCTTTTTTTGATTCCATTTTGGATTCTTTCATTTCAGCCTTAGCCATACCGCCCTCTTTCTTTCCAATGTATTTTGTTAACTCAACTGCAGGTACGCCTTTAGACGAACCCAAAACTCTACCGTGTCTAGTTACATCACGGTTAATCATATTAATGCCGCCTGCTGCAAACTTCTTACCTTTGTCGGCTTTTAAAAATTCTTCGCCAACGGAGGCCTTAATACCTACTTTCTTAGCAAAAGCAGGGTTTTTAGCGATTGCTGCCATAAAGTTGTGTTGTTTTTTAGATACGCTAGGCACGGGTCTTACCTCTTTGGGCTATGCCATCATGGTGCTTAAACAATTTAACCTTGCCACCTTTTGCTTTTTTTTCTACGGGCATTTGTGCCGCATCATACCGGTCTTTCATAGCCTTCATAGTTTTTACTTGAGGCATGTTTTCTACGGCATTTACAACATAGTCTTTTGCTTTCCCAGCAGCGCCAGCAATAGCCCGACCAGCTCGAGGTAACAAGTCCGCTGTCTCTTCATTCTCCTTACGGTC